ACCTTCTGCAAAGTCCGAATCAAAATCCTCTACACCATCAGCAGAATACCAAAGAGGTGTGTTTTGCTCGGCGGTTGATTTATAGGTCATAGTTACCGCGTATACCTTTTTTCTAACACCCGGTTGACCAAAATCTATATCCCTTGTTCTAAACTCCTGATTAGATGCGGCAGAAGAAACTGGTAGATATTTAAAAAAGTTAACATCGCCTGTGTCTCCAGATACATTTTTACCCACAATAAGATTATTGTTCCAATCAATAGCAAAATTTGTTATATGTTCACTATCTGTAAATATGTTTGTATTATACACCCACCCCCCAGAATCAAAATCATATATATATGCTTGATTACTATTTGTACTAGCATCTCTTGGTGACCTCATTATTATTAAGGAATTACTCATAGGATCATAACCAATCATAGGGTCTTTTGCATTGGCGCTACCCCTACCAATCAAATACCAAGAACTTGCGTCGTTACTATGATTAATCCCTACGCCTAATTTTCTTTCTGTTAAGTTCCTCACCCTACTTCCATCATATAAAAAACATCCAGCTTCATTCGCCCAAGCTATTCCAAACTCTGTTTTTGTAACACTAAAATGAAACTTAACGCCATAATGCTTTATAGTTTCTTCTAAATACCAATTAGCAGGATTTGGATTGGCAATATTTATAATATGTACAAGATTGTGCTTAAACGCTAATAATCTATCAGCAAACGATTCTAATGCTGTGTATTCTCCATAATCCCCTTTAGAAACATCTATAAAATTATGCGGTAAGAAAGTATCAAACTTTCCAACTTCACTATACATTAATCTATCACCAAACTTTTCTAACTCACCAGTAAACCCGAATGTTTTTACATTGGCAATAAATGTTCTTCTTCCAGCCACTACTGAAGCTTTGTATAATTCATTTTTTCCACCAATTGACATAAATTTTATATCGGGAGGATATCCATTAATTGTATTATAAGTATCTAAGTTAGGTTTCATTGCATTTCCGCCAGCGGAAGCAACAACATAATACCCTTTGCCAGACTGATAAGACCAAGCAGTATACTCACCATCTAATGTTGTTTTTACACCTTTTACAATATCTATATCTACCAATAAAGTTAAGTCATCGTCAGAACCGTTTAACCTAGTATAGATTCTTCCACCTGAAATCCTGCCGCTATAAGCAACATCAGCGTAAACAGAAACCTGTAAAGCTACGTTTCCAGCAGTCGTGTGTGTAAAAGCCGCTATAGTAGAGGCGCCGTTTCCAATTTGAACCGGAATAGATTCTTGGTTACCATCATATACGAAAGTTTGATGAAATTCATATGTCCCAGCTTCCCACTCTCCAGCCGCAGTACCATCATCTAAACCTATGTTAAACCCGACACCCCTGTTAATTATAGGTGTGTCGTGATCTGCATAATCCACAGGAGCAGACCCGCCTAAACTACCACCATATGAACGACTGTATGTAATAGTGGAACCCGCAGAGCCAGATGATTTTTTGCAAAACAAATATTCATTTGGAGCTGTGCCTAAAGCAGTGGCAATAGATATTACTTCACCAGCAGAACTTTGGTCTAAGACATCGACATTACCACTATCTTCAAAGGTAAAGGTCGTAGTGGCTGTGTCTGGGTTTCCATCAACTCTTAAATCGCTGGTACTATTCTTTTTTACATAAGCAACCCCTCTATTATTTTGATAATAATTAGTTGCAGTACTGGCAGAATGTGAAGTTGTACCATAAGAGTAACTAAACTCACCAGAGCTTCTTGGTGGATATAAGGCATTTGGATGTTCTTGCCATTCTGAAAATACAAGGCCATTTGTATTAGAAAACTGATGTCTTTGTATGTAGCCATACCATTTTATATGACTGGTACACTGTTCGTTCACATTACACACTCGCAATGCTTCATCTGCAAAATGAAATATATATCGAGCATCGTCACCGTCTAAAGTAGGAGAAATAGCAGAAGCTGTCCATCCATTATCTTTAGTTGTATAATCAGTAGTAGCGTTATTTGACCATACGTCAACACCACCCGCTGAATCTGCATCTCCCAAAGCCACTAGTTTATCCCCCGGCGCTCTTATAACTTCTATTTTAGGGCTAGTTGATCCAGTGCTAGATTCACTTATAATTCCACGACCTTTTAACACATAATAAACATCACCAGTAGAGCCTAAAGAAGTACCATCTGTGGTTATATCGGTTACAGTAAATATACCATTATTACTTGCAGTGCCTGATATCTTTATATTATCACCAACCTTTATAAGATTTTGGGTTGCGCTATCATCAGCAGTATAAATTGTACTATTACCATTATCAGTTCCCCCAATTAAAGTCATATAGCTTTCAGATGGTGTCGCCATAATTAACTTTCTATGCCTAAGCGTTTACTTGGGTTAGTTGGGGGATCGTCTGGTATTGTTCTAACTTTAGTAAATTTTATTGCGCCATTATTTGAAGCGTGTATAGTGAGTGGAGTGCCGCTTTTTGTATTTGTAATAGTGCTTTCGTTATCCCGACTATGGTCAGACTCAAAATAAAATAATCCATATCCACCGCTACCGTTTAAACTAGCAGTTGCTTCTACTATATATTCTGACAAATTAGTAGAACCGTTTTGATCTTCTATATGAGCATATAGTTTACCAGCGGTTTTAATTTTACCTAAAGAATCTATAGACATATTCTCTATCCAAGAGCATTCGTTTTCTTTTAAATCTTTCGGGTCTTGTCTAGAGTTTATGCCACCAGAAAAATCTCTAATTGTATAGTATTGTTTTGGCATTATGCTGACCTTACTAAAAAATCCTCAACAGTACCGCGACCTGCCATACTGTTATAATACTTCTTCCAATAGTTTGCTTGTCCTTCAGGACTAGATGGTAAAGGCTTAGGTATTCTTCTATAGTGCAAACGACACATAGCTATCTGAGCGGCTATGTTTGTTTCCAATATAAAATCCCAGTCTTCTTCTTTTGGGTCTATAAAATAAGACAGTTTAACATTGGTAGCTTCCGCAACCTTTTTCATTAGCTTTTTTCTGTAAGCTAAATAGTTTTTACATATATCTACAGCCACCCATGCTTCACATTGGAAAAGACCTCTAGCGGGCCCTTTTATCTGACGTATATATTTGTATCCACTTTCTACTTTACCAGTCTTATAAACTAAATCCAGAGCTTCTGGAGAGTATAAATCCATACTCTCCATTACTCTTTTAATCAAATCTTTTATTTGAGGTTCGTTTAACAAACTACTTCCCCTCAAAAAGACCATGCAACAGATCAGTAACAACATCAACGACTTTTTCAAAAAACACCTGTTCCTTTTCTTCCGATACAAACGGAATGTCTATTTTTGCATTAATAGCTGAAGCAATCTTTTCTTCCATTTCTTTGGAATTTAACTGACTCATCATATCGTCTTTTACTTTATCAGCTTGAGCTTCTGCCGCCGCCATTAGCATTTCTTTTATATTCATGTTTTACCCTTTCGTGAATATGTAGCCAAACAATCCTGAGAACACAGCGGATAACATTGCCCCTATAGCTTTTACACCTGACATATTACCCTCTAATTCTCTTACTCGGCCATTTTGTTCTCTAATTAAATCTTTTAATTCGTCTAAAGATTCTTTTACATACATAATATCTTGATTATGTTTTGCATTTAGGACGGTTAATTCCTCCATCCTGCTCTGCATATTAACCCGCCAATTATCTACTTCAGATTGTTTCATCTTTTCCTTCCGCCTTGCCCGCGATATTTTTTATACTTTCCTTTTGTTCCTCTTCCATTACCAATCCTTGTTTTTTTAAGTTTTTTCATGCCTTATCTAGCTTACCTCTTAAAAAATTTAACGATTCACTTTGAGTCCTTAATTCAAATGTTAGTTTCTCATGTCTTCTTTCAGCGTTTTCTATTACAGATTCATGTCTTCTATCTGCTTTAGTCGTTTCTTTATTCCACCTATCTATAAGTTTAATCATTATCTCTCTATTCTGCTGAATTTCATTCTCTAAATCTTCTAGTTTATTGTTTACAAGTCTTTCTACAAATCCCCTAAACCAATAAAGCATCCCAGAAAACAGTATGACAACTACGCCTATTACGCCATATTCTGCATACATTTCTGCCATATATTTTTCCCATTTATATTATTAATACTCCACGCTCACATAAGCCATTGGGGTACTATTTACTATTAATTCTGGAGAAAAGTTTGCCCCTTCTGCAATATATTCACCCCAAATTTTCTTACCACCCTCAATAGATATAGGCTGAACTCCAGAAAATACTACAGAATCACCTATCATTACATAGGCATGAAAATAAGCATCATACTTACCTTCTTGCATTTGATAGATATAATAAGTAAATACAGGACGCCATGTATTTACACCATCTTGTTCCGCTGTTGCTTGAAAATAAATTGGTATATTGTTTTCCGCATCAACAACTCTACGCTCAACGGTTAAATATTTATCTTCACACGCTATAAAGGCCAATCCCAAACAACTAAAGACAAGAAGAACTAATATAAACTCTATTATATCCCAAGCTTTTTTCACTTCTTTTTCTTTCTCCAGCTTAACGGATTGATATTAAATTCTTTTTCATAAAACTTTACCCGCTCTTCCAACTTTGCAAACTCTTGTTCTTCATCTTCAATATGTTTAGACAGTAACTCTTCTATCTTTGTATTTGCTTCTATCATATCAGACTCCAATGTAATAAAGCGATTATAAAAATAAACACCTTCTCCAATTAATCCGCTCATAAATATGAAGATCGCTATAAAACCCTCTTTCTTTACTGGAGCATTTTCCCAATTGATAAAAGAATCTTTTGCCATTTACAATACCATCCACCAAGCTAATCCTATCTCTACAATTAAATCAGACAATGTGTTGTTCCGCCATTTTCTTTTTGAACCATATGGTTTCCAGTTTTCAGCATACCACTCAGCTACTTCCCACAATAATCCTATTATAGCTACGGTCATAACCGCCTCAAAATTATTTGCGCCACACCACAGCGCTACTTTACATATAAATGCACCAGCCGCCATGTGAACAGATGTCCAATGATCCAACCAACAGTTATCTTTTAAATATTTAATTAATCCATGATGAAAATTTAGTTTCATTATTTCCTCATACTTTTTGTTCCAGTAAAATCATTTACCTCTATCCTACTTAACAGTTCTGCTTTTGTATCACTAGCGCTATAATTAATATTTCTAACATCATAAAAAGCTTGTATCTCTGCTTTTGTACTACTGTCTGTAGGATAATC